TAGCTGTAGTGATTGCGGCGTTGGCGGCTGTGATATTAGCACGTAGTCCGTTAGTAGCACTTGTTTGTGTGCCTGCATTGGCGGTCCATGCAACGGTAACTGCATCCACATAACTCTTCATGCCAGTATTGGCCGTAATGATTGCGGCGTTGGCGGCCGCAACCTCGGCAGCTTGTATTACAGCGTTGGCGGTCCATGCAACGGTAACTGCTGTAATTGCAGTATTAGCGGCAGTGATGTTGGCACGTAGGCTGTTGATAGCTGTTGCCTGACTTGCGGCGTTAGATTCTAAATTATTTAATGTAGTTTGGTTTGCAGACACAGCGGCATTCAGGCTAGTAACAGTACCAGACAATGAACTTACGTTAGCGGCTGTGTTGCCTAGATTAGCAGTTATTGTACTGATGCTAGTAGTATGAGAATTTATTGTGTTTTGTTGTGTACCTGCATTGGCAGTTAAGGTAGAGATATTAGTAGTTGCTGTGCCCAAGTTGGCATCTATTACATTAACTCGAGTAGTTAAAACACTAACATTGGCATTGCCAAACGTTGCGGCAACAGAGTTTACATAAGCATTTCCTGCGGTGACCATGGCCTGTACGTAGGCATTGCTAGCAATACCACGTATATCGTTGACTGCTAATACTATATTACCGGTACGCCCGGCAACACTTGCTACCGGAGCATTGATAATTACATTAGCATTGCCGGATGCAATATTAGCAAAGTTTAGATTTACTTTTTGGAAAGCGTCACGGAGCGGATCACCTGTTCCGTCGTTTGGACTAGTTCCTACGTTGATGTTAGCAAAAGAACTCATTGTTTTTACCTTATTATTCAGTATTTATGGCAAAAACAAAAACCCGCACTAGGGCGGGTTAGGGGTTACATGCTGTTGTTAGTATTTACAAGTTTAAGGCTTTTGCTTGCTCATATAGGGCAAAACTAGATAGATTTTTACCTTTGCTTTCGCATTGTATATCAAATTGATCCCAAAAACTCAGTGCCCACTCATTTACAGCACGATTCCAATAGAAATCACTGTGCGCTCGTAGTTTTTGTTTCTTTTTACCTTCTGCTAATAGTGCGTGATAGTCGGGTAATGTGTTTACATCGTGCCCAGGGAGCCAATTTTCACGGCTAACGCTATAGTGCATAGCAGGCCGAATACCGCGCCAGCTATCAATAACCCTAGAGACCTTTGTATCTGCTGGAGCAATGTATTCTCCTGAGCGTACCCAATGGTGATGTACATCAAGCACAATGGGCACAATATCGCTAATAGTAAGAACATCTTCTAGTCCCCATGCGTTTTCTTCGTTTTCAATTGTAATACAGTTGCGGGCTTCGGGGGTAAGTCTTTTGTAGGCAGAGCGGATACCGCTTGGACCGGCTCTACCCGAGATGTGTACGTTGATTTTGAAATCTTGGAAGGTCTTTCCAAAACCCATCCAACGGGCCATATCTGCATGATATTCAAACTCCTCTATAGAACGATCGACAATATCCATACTATCGCTAGCAAGAACACAAAACTGACCTGGATGAAAAGACAAACGAACGCCGCTACTGCGAGCCGCATCGCCCACTTGCCTAAAATGCGTGTCCAAATATCGAAGAACGCCAGGATCCCGCCAATAGTAGCTAAAGTCAGGCTGAGTATAAACAGGAAGAATATCGCTTGATAAGCGGACCATACGTAAAGAATCATTTAATGTACCTACCCTTTCAATCAATTTACGGGTAGCTTCAATGTTCTGTACCATTAAGTCCCATAACTTTTGTTCTGCCACTTCTTTTGTCTGACGTTTAAGCCACGCCACAGTAGTGCCGCCAGTGTTGTATTCTTTGGCTGCATCTGTGGGTTTAATCCCATTAACCTGCTCGGGCGTGTCAATCCACTTACAACAAAAACCTATGCGTTTAGTGTACAATGTGTTCCTCGAATTCCCAGTATGTTGATCCGTGCGATTCTGCTTCGGCAACGGCCAGTTCAAACGCTTTTGTTTCAAATGCCTTGATACGGTTATCGACTGCATCTTTTAATACTGTAAGTAAAGACAATCCAATTTCTTCATTGTCTGTTCCCAACATACTTACGCCCAGTTCAGTTAGTCGATCAACTACATCAACCGAATTGTTGTTGGCTATAATCTCATCAACTAGTTTATCAACGTCCATTACTTTAGTCCTTTGATGTACTCAATAACTTCATTGGCTTCTCGGTACCCACTTGCTTCTACTGCGGATTCAACATAGTCAAATTGCCTGTTATGCAAGTTGTTAACAAAGTCCATAATTTCTTCACGCTTAATAGTATAGCGTATTGTGTATTTAAAGTCATCCGGTTTGAAATCATCTGGATTCATAATTGCCCTTTTTGTAATCGTCCTCTGACATTTTAGTACCTTCAACTACTACAACCTTTTGTCCCTCGTCATCTTCATAACTGTATATGTAATCATGCTCACGATCACCAGGGCAGAACTCATTGGCGCAGATAATAGTACCTGAGACTATGTGTGCGGCAAGATATGCTGTGCCCAAAATAGCCAACGTTCTCCCTAAGTACATTTTAGTCCCAGCTTTTCTTGTCGCCGTGCAACTCGTTGTCCTCATAACCAGCCTGGTACTCAGCAATTTCTTCTGGGTTCAAGTTGGTGATACGCTCACCGCGTCCAGTGCCTTGTGGGTACCAGTGCGGGTCTTCAACTCGACTGTAATAGCTGTCAGCACTACCGCGATCGTACAAACTACCATGCCGCTCGCGTTGAAATTGCGAACCTCTAAGTACACGGACTACTTGATCTTGTTCAGCTGTAAGTTGATTCATAACTGCTCCTTAGCTCATTTTCACAATTGGATTAGACATGTTCAACAACCAGTAACGTCTCCAGTGAGCCGCTTCCTTGGGTGTCATTTTGATTTCGGGGTACACTAAGTCTAGTGCAGATGCTTTGGTACGTTTAACAGTAACCGTACGCTCTTTTTTAGCTGCCTTGGGCTTGGCCACAAACGGGTTTTCGTCTTTGGCATTTGCAGTAAACACAGCAAAGACTTCCTCGTTGCACTTGGCAAAGAAAGCGGCAGTCAATGCCCACTTAGCGGCAGATGCTTTGGTCATTTCCATGGGTAGTGCAACCATGTTAATGTCTGTGTCACCCAGCTTTTCTAACTGGGCAATGCGGACTTCATTAGCGGCAGTACGGAACTTTAAAGCACCGTCAACACGGCTATAACCCACATACGAAATTAACTTAGACATAAATGCTCCTTATTTCTTACAATACAACTATTATAGCATTTTGGCAATTTGGGTGCAACCAAAATACGCTAAAAATAGCTTAGAAAAAAGTGTGGCTTTTTTGCAACAGAAAAACAGGTGTTTTTGCCCCAAATTTCACTGTAAAAACAGTATACTATTTTGGGGTTTTTATGTCAATTATTAATTGATTAATGTAGCGTAGTATCGTTCAACTGCTCGGGGTCATCAACCCCAAACATTTTAAGAATTTTAGCAATTTTTTTAGGGCATTTAAACGGCATACGGTCAGGTAAAAATACCGATTTTAATTCACCGTCCGGCCCAAATATAAAACCATAGTCCTCGTCTGTAATTTCTGTATCATAAATGTCCTGCATTTCTGCTTCTTGATCTTGGACGAGTTTGCTCATAGTGTTGCTCCAGTTGTTTAATATATTTAACCGCTTGTCGTTTTAATTGTAGCACTACTTTTGGATCTTGTCTAAAATGTTTCCTATACAAACGGTATGTTTTTGTCCTTTCAAGTGGTCGATTATAAACAACCATTTCGCTGGCAACATTAAATCCGTGTGCTAATATTTCATCTTCGCATCCAAGATAATCTTGCATGGTTTCAATATATTTTAAATTACAATTATCTCTGTATCCACGTCCGTGTTGATAATTCCTACGTCGACAATAATATTGATGTAGATATTCATGTGTAACTATGTCAGCAATATGAAATCCCATTTCGTTCCAATCGGTACGGTCAATATAACTTTGACTACCGCGGGCAGGATAAACCAATGTGATATGAATACAAGGTTCATCCCACTCGTCGGCCAAAGGTTGATATTCACCTTTGATCCAAAATTGACCTTGGGCAACTTGCTTGTTTCGTTCTGTATGAAATTGTAACTTAGGATCGCGGAACTGCATCCTAATTAAATGTGTTAAGCCCTCTGGCGTATAAACTTTACCACGGTGTCTTGTGGCTATGGATCTTATACGTTCAAGGGCTTTAAAAAACATTAGATGTTGTCAGAGTAAAATATATGTCCGTGTATTCTTGCTACATACTTTTTCTGCTTGGCCCAAACTGGGCGAATTGCAGTAGCGTGGAAATACAATGCACTATTATATTTAACCTGCAAGTCTTGATATTGGCCTTTTAGTAATTCTGTTGCCACTTCTTGACTTGATTGCCATCGTTCGTCTCGATCGTGTGGTTTACGTACAATCATACAACGCCAACTAAATTGACAAACTGTTACATTTTGTGCAACTACCTTTGTAACTATTTGCTTTTCTGGTTGACCAAAGTAGCTTGTTTGTACCATTTGCGTTTCAGTAACTTCTTTCATTGTAACCTTAACAGTACGTTGGTTAACAACATCACATATTGTTTTGCCAAAGCGTCCGTCTTTCATACGATTGATAGTTACCATTGCCACAGCTACCTTTCCTTCTTCAGGTTCGCCTGCAGCTTCGTGATAGATATTACGAGCTAGACAGTCTACATCTCGATCTGAGATGCGAACATTTACTAACGGTGTTGCTATAATATCAAGCATTGCGCCAATCTTGTCTTCTGCTTGACTTACTATGTTGCCAATCACTGTTGGCTTTTCTTCTGCATGACCGGGTGCCATTACGGTCAGGGCGATTATTGATACGATAATGGAAATTATCTTTTTCATACTTCGTCCTCCTTTAGAGTTACTCTCTCAAACTTCGAGAGGGTTAGATATTTACGGCCATATCTAACTAGTAATAGTACTATATAAGTAGGACAAAGTCAAGGTAAGTAAAGTCCTTGGTGAAAAAAGCGGATTAAAACCCGATAGAACTGCTGTTATAACCCAATATATTAACCTTTATTTCGGTTCATGTATTCTTGTGTGGTTATTTTTTGCGCCTTGGACATAATCATTGCGCCTCGTGGGTCTGGGTCATTGTTATTGGTAATGCCCTTTTTATTAAATAATTGCGAGTTAATTGCTTCGGATCTACAAGCACGTAAAGTATCGCCATAGACATCATTGCTAATCATATTGGCAAAAAATTGATATGTTTGTAGTGAATCTTTGTTAGTAGAATTTCTAGACCAAGCACCAGCAAATGCTTTGAGTGTTCCGTCGCTGCCTGCATTGACAAAATCAATGCCAGCCTTTGCGGCATTGGTGTGCTCGAGTGTCATTCGATCTTGGATTCTAAACCATAGTTGATTACACAGTTGTACCGGTGCTGATTGCGGAACATTTTGAACAGAGGCATTTACGATATTGATAGCATCAGTTACTGGACCAGTGTCGTACTCCCAGTGATCAAATACTTCCACGGAAGTTTCTCCGTCGCCACCACCACCGCTTTCAGTTCTATAAATTGCTGTTTTTGTGTCTATAGCGGTATTGACTGCATCATTTAATCCGTTTAATGCCGAAGTCACTGGAGACAAATCTCCAGCCGGTATTTGATTGTATGCAACTATTAACCTTTGTAGTACATCAGTATATGGTATTCCAGCCGAGGCACCCAATACGTCCCAGATTAAAGGTGTATTAAATTCTCCGCTGCCAGTACCAGCGGCAGTACTTAGTTCTTCAGCAACACTTTGCGTAATTACAGTTCGCTGACTAAATTCGCTGGGCTTAGGTGGCCATTTCGTTTTAGGAGTTACTGTATAATCTTGACTTGGTACGTCGACTTCTAATAGGAAATCTCCCATTTCTTTCCAGCTGCCAAAATAACCCTGTCCCAGGCGATCATTTAAAAATGCCGCAAAGGTTTCAAAATCGCCAACACCAAGATCTGCCCATTGAGTGCGTATGTCTTGACTTACTACTTTATCAAAACTTAAAAAGTCGGTCAGTACAGTAACACAAGCTAGAATTGGTGTAGGTTGCATCTCAGCTGTGGTAGGAACGAACCCAGTTGCTATTACAATAGTCTCTAAGTTGTTACCAGTAACTTTGTTGTAAATTGCTTTTACTACATCCGGACTCGACCCAGCTATTCTGGTACTTACAGTAACATTAGTTGTAGTGGGATATTCAATTTGTCCTACAGGCGATTGACTAAATGTTGATGAGCTAGTAGGTACTGTGATATTTTGTTGCTGTGGGATTGACGATAGGTTGCTGGTATCTAATCCTACGTTGGCCAACATCATGTCCCAGTGGCCGTATTTTCCTAGCTGTTGATTCAGTAAGTTTTGACCAAACACATATACATCTACCATAGTACCAATGTTTCTCACATCGTATATAGTACCCCAATTTTTAATTGTGTTGTATATTAAAGGTGCAGTATAGGCAATACCGTTGGTAGCTAAATCAAGTTGACTAGCATACCCAGGCTTAGTTTGTTGATACGTTGTATTTTTTAAAATTGTTGTTGTGGCGGTTGTTTCAAATGCACTAGAACACCAGCCAGTTGATACACTAAACACATTGCCAAATTTGGCCATACCATCAATTCGACTGGTAAATGGTGGTGTTGGTGGGGTAAATGGTGCTTGTGCTTGATTAAGCAAACAACCAGTTACACTCGGAGTGCTGGCCGCAAATGTATATGTGCCAGCACCACTGGAACGATAACCGGCATTAGCACTAAAGCAGTCAATTAAGAAATTATTTTGTGTTACACCCTGTCCTAGACTATCTAAGGCTACTAATAGTCCATCAGTTGATATTGAAGTGCCAGGAAGACCAGAACCCCACAATGGATTGTATCCGCCTTCGGCCCCATTTCGTGCCAACGGATAAGCACCGTTGTCTGTACCAGCATTAACTTTGGCCGCAGTACAAAAGGTATCTACAATAGCAGGTGTTGGTAGTGAAAAATAAGTGTAGTATTCTCTGGCCAAGTCCGGTGACCAAAACACGCCATTTCCGCCTGTTATTGCAACCGACGCATTAATCTCTAAACCTGTTGCCATATTATGTTATTATTCCAACTAGAACAGTAGGGTCACCGCCTATTAGTGTGTGCCCACATGATAGAAAAGATCTAGCACCTTCGGCCCCGGCTACAGCCAACGGAAGTTTCATAGGACCAACTCTAACAGTTAAACAACCTGGGCCGTCCATGGTTACAATACATCCGACATCACAGCCAGTTGTACCTAGACCATTACGAACACCATTGGGTTGACCCCAGGACGTTGTATTAAGAGTTGCTGTTCTTCTAGGAAATCCCGGTTTTCCTGACGCACTATTTCCATGTGGAAATACTGTTTGTTTTTCTGTTACCACCGGTCCAAATTTTGTTTTAACTGTTACATTATTTGCAAATTCTGGATCAACTTCTGCCAATGGTGCATCCATATCTCCCTTGGGACCTGGAGCTATTCTTTTAGCCCAGCCGCCGCTTCCATCTCCAAAGCTGGCAATAGTTGCTACAGGTACGGCTGCTGGCATATTATGTTATAATCCCACTTTTAGGTGCTGTTTCTATGCCTGTAGTAGTTTTAATATAGTGCGATTGCACTTGACTGATTACAGGGCTGTGCATAATTACATATGACTTTTTCAGCGTTATATTAGTATTTATATCGCCGGACATGAGGCTCTGCATAAGCATTAATCCCTGTTGGCTAGGTATTACTGTACAAGGCTTGCTTAGAATGTACGACTCTGCTGTTTCTTCTACTAGTTTTGCTACGGTCTCGTCACCATTGACAAGTTTGAAACACACGATATCATTTGGCTCATAGCCTTTTTGAATTAACATTTTTATCCTTTAAATTGAGTCCAGAATTCCTCGGGTTTACTAGCAATGCCTTGAAACCCACCTTGAATAAGTTCGGTGCCGTTAAAAATCTGTGGTACTGAGCGCAGGCCTTGGTCTACTAGAAATTCACGAGCTTCTGTTCGTATACCGATATTTATAGTTGTATACTCCACCCCTTTACTTTCTAATAGTGCTTTTGCACGATCGCAAAATGGGCAATTATCTTTTGTATATACTGTTATCATTTTTTATCTCTTATTTTCCATAATTTCCACTTGCAAGTACAATTTTGCAAATGTGCTCTAATCGTTCTATATGCTCATAAGCACGCCATGGACTAGTATCAATGGCAACTACACCGTGTCCTTTGATACCTACAATGTCATAAGCAATGTTACCGGCGTTGTCTAACTGTAAATTTTTATGGCATTGATCAGCAAGCTCTTGGCTAATAGGAGCAACATCACCTACATTAGGTGCTACCCGAGTATAACGATTAAGCTCAGGGAACGCATCACTGATAGTGCTAAGATCAATACCGGCATGCATGGCCGCAATACAGTAAGTGGGATGAACGTGTACAACTACACGCACTTCACCGCTGTGTTGTCCCATTTCTCGTTGTAGACCAAAATGCAAGGGAATTTCTCCACTGGGCTTGAGTCTGTCACTGATATCGGTGTAAGGCAATTCTTTCCAGCCATAACGTTCAGCTAACAGCCCTGTGCCTAATTCGTTCCAGGTCAACGGAGGTTTAATCAGAATCTTTTTAAACTGATCTGGTTGTAGAGTTTGCTTACGCACACCACTAGGCGTAATGTAAAAATGGTCACGATCGTGATGCCGTATGCTTACATTGCCATCACGACTGGTAATCCAATTACGCTTGTAAGCGTCTACCATAATATCACATATAGTTTCTAGCATTTATAAACTAAATCCTTTAAATGTGTTTTGGTCAACGTCTTGTTTTGTACCACCAATTACGTAAGTGGTAATTTCTGTTTCTTGCGGTGCTACCTGCACTTCACTACCCGCAATCCATTTCTGTGTCCAAGGTAGTGGATTTGAACCTGGCTTCATACCACAGTCTAAGCCTACTGCTGTCATACGTTTACAAGTAAGCCAGTCAACGTATAAGGCCAGTAACTGTTCGTTAAGACCAATCATGCTTCCGTCTTTGAACAAATACTTGGCCCAGGATTTTTCCTGCGCGGCTGCATCTAAGAACATGGCGTTGCACTCTTCCCGAGTTTCTTCACGGATCTTCACATAATCCGCATCATCCTGTGGAAGCAATTTGAGAAGGGTTTGCGTGGACCCTAAGTGAACATTTTCATCTCGGGCAATAAGTTTAATAATTTTAGCATTGCCTTCCATCTTTTTAAGTTCAGCAAATGCCCAACTGCAAGCAAAACTGACATAAAAACGGATACCTTCAAGTGCATTAACGCTGTTCAAACATAACCACAACTTCTTTTTAAGCTCGTACAAATCGACATTAATAGTTTTACCGTTAACTGTGTGCCGACCTACTCCAAGCAACAGGAACCACTGTGCATCAGTGATAAGACTGTCGTAATACTTGCTGATGTCTTTGGCACAGGCTAGAATTTCTTCTAGTTCTGTAATGGTATCAAACACTTCGCCTGGATTGGCATACACGTTGCGAATAATATGTGTGTAACTACGTGAGTGAATTGTTTCGTTAAATGCCCAAGTCTCAATCCAAGTTTCTAATTCAGGGATTGTGGCCAGTGGCAAGAATGCCAAGTTAGGACTACGACCTTGCACCGAATCTAATAGAATTTGTCTTTTTAAATTGCTGGTAAAGATATGCTTTTCAAAATCAGTTAGTTCTTTAAAGTCTTTGGCATCGCGCATAACATCAATTTCTTCTGGGCGCCAAAAGAAACCCAACTGCTTGTCTGTTAGCTTGTCAAATTGACGATACTTTAATACGTCAAATCTTTGTATTGCCGGTGTTCCATTGGGATCTAAAAATGCTAAAGCCTTGGTATGGTCAGTTTTGTTATCTACATTGAATACACTCATTCTAGTTCCTTAAATTATACAGCTATCGCATTCGGCTGCATCGTCTGCGCCCGGTGCTAGTTCTTCTTGTTTTGAAAGTTTATCAATGTCAATCTCACCTTGACCATCATTGGTATTAAAATAGTAAAGTTGTTTTGTGCCATACTTGTAGCACAATAACAAATGCTGTAACATTTCGCTCATGGGAATCTTTTCATCTGCATAGAAGCGTGGGTTATAACTTGTGTTGATACTGATACCTTGGTCAATGTACTTTTGTAATACAGCACAAAGTTTTAAATACCCTTCTGGACTTTTTTGATCCCAAAGTAATTCGTATTTGTTTTTCAATTTACGATACTCAGGTACTACTTGTTTAAGTACGCCATGTTTACTTTGTTTAACTGACACATAACTACGTGGGGGCTCAATGCCATTTGTTGCGTTTGAAATTTGTGCAGATGTTTCTGCAGGCATCAGAGCCATTAGGGTAGCATTACGCTGACCAGTTTTCATTATTTGAGCACGTAGCTCTGCCCAAGGCATACGTTCTTGGTGTGGTACTAATTCATCAATTTCTGCCTTGCGTGTGTCAATAGGTAGTATGCCACAATGACTCTTTAAGTCTGTGTAGCGTGTGCATGGGCCTTGCTCTTCTGCTAAATCAGCACTTGCTTTTAGCAAGTAGTAACTCCATGCTTCTGCATATTCGTCAACTAATGCTAGTGCGGCTGGATCACTGTAGCTAACATCGTTCTTGGCCAAGAAGTAAGCAAAATTAATAATGCCTACACCCAATGGACGGAACTCTTCGGTGGCCAATTCGGCGGCACGAATAGGATAGTTTTGGTATGATAATAGTGCATCCAACCCACGCACAGCCAGTGTACATGACTTTTCAAAGTCGCTGGGCTGTTTAACATTGCCCCAGTTAATAGCACTTAGGGTACATAAAGCAATACGACCTAGTTCGTCGTTGACATCTTTAAGCGGCACAGTAGGCAGGTCAATTTCACAGCAAAGGTTACTCATTTTAATAGGTGCTACCTTTTCATTAAATGGGCTGTGTGTGTTTGCGTGGTCTACGTTTTGTAAATAGATACGTCCTGTGTCTTTGCGTTCCTGCATAAAGCGAGTAAACAAGTCTGCGGCTTTAAATGTTTTCTTACGCAATTTAGTATTACGTTCTGCACGTTCGTATAGCTCTTTAAAACGGTCCTGATCATTAAAGAAGGCCTCGTACATTTCCGGCACGTCATGGGGGCTAAAACAAGTAATATCGCCTCCTGTGATGAGCCTTTCATACATTAACTTGTTAAATTGAACACCGTAATCCATGTGACGTACACGATTATCCTCAGTGCCTTTGTTATTCTTCAATACAATGAGGTCTTCGATTTCTAAATGCCAAACGGGATAGTATAATGTTGCCGCGCCGTTACGTACACCGCCTTGTGAGCATGAACGTGTGGCCGATTGGAATAACTTGTAAAACGGTATTACGCCAGTGTGGTAAGCATCACCTGAACGAATAGGCGAACCCAATGCTCGAATTCTACCAGCGCCAATTCCGATGCCGGCCTTTTGGCTAACATACTTGACGATGCTACTGCTAGTAGCATTAATACTGTCAAGACTATCGTCTGCTTCAATGAGCACACAGCTCGAAAATTGTTTTTGTGGAGTACGTACCCCAGCCATAACAGGGGTAGGAAGGCTAATATCGCCAAGGCTAGTTGCATCATAGTAATCTTTCACCCACTTCAAACGTGTTTCTTGAGGATACAGCTGGAATAGTGTAGCCGCAATTAACATATACGCTATTTGTGGTGTTTCAAAAATATCGTTGGTAACACGATTTTGTACAAGGTATTTGCCGCGCCACTGTTCCATGGCCACGTAAGTAAAGTTCTCATCACGGTCGTGATGGATATAGCTGTTTAGTGTAGCCCACTCTTCTTCTGTATAGGCGGCGAGTAGGCCCGGGTCGTAAAAACCAGACTCCACGTTGCGTTTTACCAGTTCAATTAAAGGACAAGGAGTGTAACTGTTGTAAACTTGCTTACGTAAATGGTAGTTAATTAACCGACCTGCTACGTATTGATAATTTGGAGTTTCTTCAGAAATTAAGTCTGCGGCGCTTTTGATCAGAGTTTCCTGAATATCTGCTGTTTTAATTCCGTTATAAAATTGTATGTGACTTTTGATTTCTACTTCGCTTGCGCTAACACCTGTAATTCCCTGTGTGGCCCAAAATACTACCTTGTGTAACTTTTCTAAATCGAGGACTTCTCGGTGTCCTTCTCTTTTTGTAACTTGAATTGTTGTCATTGATATCTCTTAGTAATTTTCTAGTTGTAATTCTGTGGCTGTGTACTGCTTAATTAGGTTTAACTTTTTATCGACGTGTGTGTTATTTACAATCGCTCCGTCAATCATATTAAGAATATATTTCCCTTGATTGATCCAAGCTAAATTATACTCATATTTGGTCGCAGGGTCTTGATACCGGTGGAATTCAATATCGACACTATTTCTATGCTCAGTTAATAACACAGTATACACTATGCCCAGACATTTTGCAACATCGCAGTAGGTATTTTCATAAATTAATGTCCAAGGATCAGGCCAAGTTGAGTTATTGTCTGGGTCCAGATAATAAGGTGAGAACGGCACCGTCTGCCAAAATTTGGCTGTAGAGTCCAGTGCTTGTTCAAGAGGTAGCTGATTTAAAGATTTTCGAAAGTCACGCCAATGAGAAATCCGCTCATCGGGATTTAGTTTCCACATGTTTTACGTTCTATGTTAATGATTGAATTCTATATAATAAATTTGTTGCTGTAGTTGTGCTGTAGTTCAATGCCGCATGAGTGCTATTGGCACTCATGGTAAAAATAGTATCTGTTGTGGCAGTTTCGTTGTAATCTTCGTCGTACATTACACGCGAGCCTGCTGAATTAAAACTGTACTTTATAATGCCACTACGGTGTTTTGCACCTTGTGACAAGGAGTAATTGATTACAGCATTGTTGGCACGTATACCAACCACTGTTCCGCTACTAGCGGCAGATAATACTGCTACATTACTGGTTGTTGATCCTGAACTCAATGCAGCCAACTCTTCGTTAATAGTAACAATTTGGCTGTTAATGCTATTAACGTTACTTTGTAATATTATTACATTGGCTTGTAGTGCATCAATGTTGGCAGTAAATGCTGAACTAAAATTTAAGATACTAAACTGAGTTAAAATCTCAGTGCGTCCTTCTTGTGGGCTGCCTTCTTCTACTGTGCCATTGCCAATGTATAATCGACGTGCATCAATACTCCAGCCCAATTCTCCACTGGCCAACTGTGGTAAGTCTTGTTGCAGTCCTCTGCGTTGCTGGATTTTACTAATTTGAACAATAGCCATGCTTAATCCCGATAATACAGTATTTAGTAATTTCTAAACTGTGTATTTCCAATGATTCTTTAAGTAGTGGCTACGATCTTCTGATGTGATTTTAACGTTTTTTGGGCCCGCAAATGCACACATATTGCATACCTGCTCGGGCTGTTTTTGTCTCTCAATCCAATGGGCTATTTCTTCATCTGAACTGTTGGTGCTTAATGCTTGATAGTTGTTTATATAAGGTGCCCAATCTGCCCTATCATTGATTCTAAAAGTATCAAGGGTATGCCCCAGAACACCAATTGGCGGACACTTATAGATGTTGCCATTGTATAGTGTGACAAAATCTTTAGCCTGACAAAATTTATGGTTGTCAGTATACCACACATCGTTGTAGTTATAGCACGGTTCCATTTCTGGACCAGTTCCTTGATAGTGGGTACACCAGGACAGTTTGTATTGATCACATATTGCAATGTGTATTGTTGTACCGTGGCCGTTGATCTTTAATTCGTACCACCGCTTGAAATTTGTATCGTATTCATCTAACCATAGATTCCATTCAACGGTTTTTACACCGGGTAGTGTTCTATGATAATCGGCAATTTTTTCTTTAAGTATATCTATACTTTGATGCACTTTGCTGAGGTATGGCTCTATACCCGTTTGTACACTGACCACTAAACTTATGCCAGCATTATCGGGGTTCTTCGTTGTTTCCATTCTAGCATCAAATAACTCTGCTACATGGTCATACAATGTTTCAAGATAATAGCCATTGGTATTAACTTTTAATAGTTTTTTGTAGCCAAATATTTTTCTAGTAGATTGTGCCCATGCAACAAAGTCTGGGTGTAGTAGTGGCTCACCGCCGAACAGGGTAACACTAACAGGATCTAACTTTGATTCCCAAAATTTTAGCCAGTCTAGACTTTCATCAAGTTTAACTGTTCCTTTGATTTTTTTGTGGTCGCTGTGTGTGATACATCCTTTACAGGCTAGATTGCAAGCCCGTATGATAGGAATGTCTAATTGATCAATCTTGATTTTTTGCATCAGGCTGTTAGGTAATATAATTCAACCCGTTTGATCCACTCGTCAGTCCAGTACGCAAACTCGTCGCCTTCGATAACAAACTCCAGGTATTCAGGAGTTGTATAAGTACCATCGTGTAATTCTTTTGGTTGTGCAGCCATCATAATTACACCGCAATCAATACTGGTGCCATGTGTAACATTGTGTGCTTGTGCGTATGCGGCCAACTGTATAAAGTAGTCTCCAATCCACTCACGCTTCTTGGGCTTGTTGGTTTGCTTGAAATCGATAATAGCAGGCTTGTCTTTCCATACGCCAACACAATCTGTTGTGCCAGCATATAGACCGCTGTAGTAAACAGGAACTTCACTACCCCAATATTCATTGACATTACACAAGCCGTTGAGAATAACTTCTGCGGCCATAAACCAACTTGGGTGGGCGTAGGGATTAGTTGGCAAGGGTTTCAAATCATCACTTAGCACATAGCTTTCTAAATAGCTATGCATACGTGTTCCGCGGTTTGCGGCTTCTGTGGTAATTTGTTGGGCACGTTCTGCGCCTACATTTTTCTTCCACTGTGCCAGTGCATCGCGTTGCTCCTGTGGCTTAGTCTTGTCCAGGATTGTAGTAACGCTAGGAACTGCATCTCCATTGGGCAAACAGTAGTGCCTTTTGCCGTCAATGGTAGTGCGGCTAATTGGTGTATAATTATATCGTTGAATTATCATGTTTTACATTGTAAATGACTCACCGCACCCACAACGGGCCTTTTCTTTTGGATTAGTAAATTCAAATCCTTCATTAAGTCCCTGACGTACATAGTCAATTAACAGGCCATCTAATACTACTAGACTTTTCCCATCAACAATAACTTGTACCCCACTATCAGCAAAAACGGTGTCGTCGTCGTTAAGTTTATCTACGTATTCTAACACATAAGCGAGCCCAGAGCAACCTGTAGTTTTTACACCAATTCGAATTCCGATTCCGTGTCCACGCTTATCCAAATTATTAGATATTTTACTTGCGGCTTTTTCTGTTATGTTTATCATTTCTTTTTTGCTTTTCTAACTGCTGTTTTAAATTTTAAATCACTGACATAATCTTTGAATACTTTTCCATCTAAATGATCTATTTCGTGTAGTAGACACTTGGCATCAATATCGCTAAAGATACCACTGTGTAAGTTACCAGTTACGTCAGTCCAGTGTACAAATACATATTTAGATCGAGCAATGGTCAATTCAACTCGGGGAAAACTCAAACACCCTTCTGTGGCTTCCCACAGTTCATCTGACTGTTTACTTACAATAGGATTAACCAATACTATTTTCTGTTCTGCGTACTCGCCTGCTTGTACATTCATTGCCACTATACGATAGCCTACGCCAACTTGGTTTGCCGCTAGTCCTAGCGCATTTTCACTGACCATTGTATCAATGAGATCTTGTTCTATAAAACGTTGCAGTAAACGATGCGTTGGCTGATCATCAAAATCCCACGGCCTACAAACTTGTAATAATATTGGGTCTGGCCATTTCTTAATTGGCAGTATCATGTTTCTTACGGTAATCTGCTACAGCCGCTTTGATCGCGTCTTCGGCCAAGATTGAACAGTGGATCTTAACTGGCGGAAGGGCGAGTTCCTGTGCGATCTCAGTATTTTTAATTTCCATTGCGGAATCGAGAGTTCGGCCTTTGACCCATTCAGTAACCAAACTGCTCGAAGCAATAGCCGACCCGCAACCGTAGGTTTTGAACTTAGCATCTTGAATAATCCCATCTACAACCTTTATCTGTAATTTCATCACGTCGCCGCAAGCAGGTGCTCCAACCATACCTGTACCTACTGTGTCGTCTATTTCCATCTTGCCCACGTTACGTGGATTTTCATAATGATCAAGTACTTTATCACTGTATGCCATTTATTGTTCTCCTTAAAATAGTTCAGAACTCATTGCTATATTCCTTAATTACACTTACTTATCAAAGTATGGTGCTAGCTTTGGCTGCATTAGGCGGATATCCTCTCCACGGCTTTGGTCTAATATTGTAGTGTACTTTTTGAAATTTTCAAACCTTTTAGGATTAAAATTATCTTGTTCCAATGCAATAATTAAGTTTTCCACACCGGTAGTTGAATTTTCCCTGGTTACGGGCAACACCGCCCTTAGCTCTTTAATAATATCCGATCTCAATTCAGGCGGCGTATTCTCTACATACAATTCTTCTAGATCGTTTACGTTGTTGATCCAATGATTCTTTTCTGCTTCTGGATAGTGTGTCAACACAAATCTAATTATGTCAGGTACGTCAAACACATTATAGATACTTACACAGGTGCTAAACATAATTTGATGATGCCTAATGCGTTCTATGTTGTCTATTACTGTAGCAAACTCGCTGCCGTTGCGTATGTAGTCGTTTAACTGTCCCACACCATCTAAGCTGATAGCAAAGGTTAAATTGTTAAATTTGTTTAATACAGTTAAGAACTTGTCTGATAAATGATTAAGGCTGGTGTTGATAATCAATGCTACATCTGGGTTAACATCTGCTAACTTAATTAACATTTCTAAGTTGTAGGGCTCTACCAGTGGTTCACCGCCAGCTAGATATATTTTTTGTATATCGTATGTTAATTCTATTTCGTGATTGATGCGTGGATTAGGCTCGGTCCAAAACTTACGTGGCCAAGTGTTGATCTTTTTGTATTCAGCATTGATAGCACTAGAGCTACCACTGTTGCACATACGACATTTAAGTGTACAGGTATTGCTGTATCTTAAATCGTAACTAACAGGAGTAATTATTTTACCGTCAACAGAATCGTGTATGTTGCGTTCCATAGCATCACGATAACTGTCTAAGTTTAACCACGGACTAGTTTCGCGTGTGCGAGGACTACTGCCTCCCGAATCTTCAATGTTCCAACAGAATGTACATTCACTAGGGCGTTGGCCTTCTAGCATTTGTGTACGTATTTGTTTTATTTTGTTGGAGTTAAAACTAT